TGCTGCTGTTGTACAGGTTGTTGCTCAGCATAAGCCTGACGCTGCGCTTCGACCTGCTGAAGCTGACGCTGCTCCATAACGATCTGCGCCAAACGCTCCTGCGCTTCCATCTCCGTATCCACGTCACCCTCTTCACGGGCTTTGCGGATAATCTGTTTTAATGCAACAGATTGTGTTTCGATCCTACTCTTGGCCTCGTTTACACGCTGCTGATCGGTGGTCTGATAACGCTGGTTGGCCTGTTGAAGCTGTGACTGAACGTTCTTAGCGTATTCCAAGGCCGCTTCTTCACGTCGCTGCGCTTCACGCAGACGTGCCGTCATCTTGTCAATGCGCTTTTTGACCTTGTCGCTGTACTGCTCCAGCTCTTCTTCCTGTTGAGCAGGGGCTGCAGCAGCTTGTTCTACAACAGGCGCTTGTTCTTTGTTCTGAAGCGTCGCTTCGCCAGTATCGTCGTTAACCTCGACGTCTGCCGCCTGCTCGTCTTCTCCGATTTTGAACTCTAATTGATCGTCGTTGCTCATATTCACCTCTTACATGTGAAGGATGTCTTCAGGGTCGTTCACACGACCGATGATTTCATCGTCATTAAGAATACGGATTTCCCCGCCATCGATACTGATCCTGGACCCTGCATAACGGCCAAAGATCACCCAGTCGCCCTCTTTACACCAGGCTCCGGTCGGGAATTTCGACTCGTCCATGTAAGCCAAACTCCCCACTTTCAGTACATACCCACAAACCGTGGCTAATTGCGTACGCTTTTGCGTCTCCTCGGCCAGGACAATCCCGCCTTTGGTTTTTTCCGCGCCGCGGTAAGGCAAAATGGCAATGCGCCACCCAGTCGGCGTTGGAATGCGGCTTTTCACCACATCTTCCAGCTCCGCGGGGTCGAATTTGCCTTCTGCATCATAGGCATCGTCCAAACTAGGGCCCCGTTCTTCCTTTTCTTGCTGCCATTTCAGTTCCAACGGGGTCAAGGTCGTTTCTTCCAAGGGTTTCTCCTTTCAGGGTTAAAGATCTTGCGTGTACTTATCTGCCAAGGTCTTGGCAGCATCTTCACTTAGCTTTAAGCCTTCCAGACGACCCATCAGAAAGCGATACCGATCCATATCGGTGATCGTGCCATTAAGCACAATCGCTTCCGTATCCGCTCTGAGCTTTCTTATCTCTTTTAACAACGCTTCAATGTATTGGAGCATGGTCTTTCCATGTAAGCAGACGGTTCATAGCCACCGTCTGAAGGGCTTAATAAATCTTGACTGGCCTGTTGCCATCCTTCTTTTTAACAACCATAAAAGCACCACCGTCCTTGGCCTTCACAGGCTTGTTGGACTTGCCTGCCTTCGTCAAAGCTATCGCAGTCGCCTGCTCGATAGCCTTTTTCTTAGACTTAGGCTTGCTGGTGCCGATCTTACCAGTTTTCTTGTAGCTGCCTACCATCTCACCGATGTTACGGCTCACTACCTTTTGGCTTTTACCTTTTTCCAGGGGCATTCTGGGCTCCTTGTACCTGCATTAAACGTTCACGGGCTACATTGGCACGAAGCTGTGCAATATTCTCTTGGGACTGAATACGAGCCTGGTTCGCACGGGCCGTCTCGGCCGCCTTCTGCTGCTCAATCTGCAACCTGGCCTGATCAACCTGGTTATCCATCTGATCATTCTGAGCACGGATCTGCAGCTCCTGCTCCTTGAGCTTGACCACAGGGTCTTCGCCGCCCTGCTCACCAGCAAGCTGCGCCTGCAAGCTCTTGGCCTCCATCGTGTACTCGGCCACCTTCAACGCAACCATACCTTCCTTCTGGATGGCCGAAACCATGCGGTCAGGATCGGTGCCGTACTGCTGGAAGAGCTCGGCTTCCACAGCCTCTTCGGCCTTTAAGCGAATATGCTCAAGCATATGCTGCTGCAGAATCATCGCCGCCTGAGGATTGGCCTGCAGCATCGGTGACATGCCCATCAAAAGGTGTGCTGCAAGGTGCGCATCATGCTGCTGACCAGCAAAAGCCTTCAACGGCATCATGTTCAACACCTCCGCGTTCTCGGACGCCGGATCCCTCGGCATCTGCGTCATCGGTGCCCTCAAAATGCCATCAATGTCACGCACATTCAACGCCGCATACACCCTGTAATACGCCTCGTACATGTTATGCATCTGAGGCGCCGACTGCGCTAGTTGCAGCTGCGTCTGGGCCAGAGTAATTCGCTGCGCCGTGGAGAATATGTTGGGGTCTGCAACTGGCAGGACCGCCACCAGGTTGTTGAAATCCTTCTTCTTGATCTTCCGACTCGCACCAGGGACGTCGTAAGGGTACTCATTCGGCAAATATTCGCCAAACCCCCTCGCGAGCATTCTGAATTCAATACTTTGAGCATAATGTAGCCGTTTGTGGATTGCAGACATCACCATCGAGCCACGCTCTAACAACGCAAGCGTCGTTCCAACCGCAGCCATCTGGTTACTATCGCCAACTTGCATGTCAGCGATGCTTGCAAGCCGCTTTCCGGCATCCACCAGGAACCCAAGCAGCGCAAAGAGAGTCTGAGAAGGCTCTTTGTAAGGTAATGGCATCAACGAAGCGCTGAGTTCAGCACCACCGGCGTCAATGTCCCTGAATTCTCCCGGCTGGATAGGGTTATCGTCGTCCGATATCCTAGCTCCCCTTGCCTTGAATCCAGCCGGTAGGTTCGACAGCGTACCAGCGTCTAAAAGCTGCCGCAAGGCGCTTGTTGCACCCTTCGATAACCCACCGATCAGATGCACAAAGCCCAAGCCGTACGCCCCAAGGCCTTCGATAAGCACGTAATGAACAAAATACTCCTTACGGCGCTTCAGTGGGTCACTTTCTTCCCAATTTCTTCGCACTCCGACGATGTTTCCACTGGTTTCTTCCATCGTAACCACGTAGGGAAGCTTGATACCGGTGGGTTCACCCTCTGCATCCACGTCCTCGAAGCCCAAAAGGTCCAAATTGACGTGGAATTCGAGCAAAAAGATCTCTTCGGCCTCGTTTGTTGGCTGAATTCCTGTAATTTTGTCCAAAGCCTTCTGAATTTGGCTCTGATTTGCGTCTTGATCATCAACAGGCGTGTCGTAATCAATGTATTCCCCCGCTAAAACACGCTTGCGGAACTCGTTTGCGTCCATCGCAAGCCGATGCGTGATTCTGTTGCACTGCGAAACCACGCTCGAACCGGTGTACGGGATGTAAACATCATCAGCCAAGCACAAACGGCTCACCATCCGGTCCAACTGCTGGTCAAAATACACCTTTTTGAAGACCGAACCACCATAACCAAGGTAAAACAACGCCTGATCGAACTCCGGTGTGTACTCTTCCATCACCGTCGTGATCTGATAATTCATAAAATCCTGAACACGAGCCGCCTGCTGGGCCTTGTCAATCGTTTCCTTACCCAAAAGCTGCGTTCTCACCGGGCCACCGGCCGGCATCAGCTCCTTCATGGCCTGCGCCTGGAACTGAATAATGCTCTCGGTCAACATGGGATGCACTGCAGAAGCAGATCCGCGGAAAGGTTTCGTCCTTTCCTCCATCTTCAGGCCCAAAAGATCAAGGCCCTTGGCGTACATCTGCTCCCAGTCCTGCCTGGACGACTTGTCAGCCTCGAAAACTTGACCTAATTCTGACGAAATAAGGCTCAAGACATCCGGATCAACGACCTCGGCTAGATTTGCATAGAAATCAACGCTGCGTGAGTCCTCTTCACCGATTTCCACCGTAGCACTACCATCCTCCTCAAGAACGATCTCGACGTCCGGGAGCGTTTGTTCTTCTGACGTGACAACCACGTCAAGCACTGGAGCTTCATTGACAACCTTATCTATAGGCATAATGCCGATTCCTCTTGTCTGACAACCGGAATGACCTCCGACTGCGTCTCAATCCAAACCCTGGCGCCACAGGAAAGCGGCTTGTCCGGGCTATAGATTACCTTACACGGTCCCGTGATCTCGACCTCATGGGCGTAAGTATTGGTTTTATAGGTCTTAACTGTCAAGACGGGATCCGTTTCACCCGTCTTGAAATTGGACTTGATCACGTGCTGGTTCACGTGGACGATGGTTTTCAACGCAGCTTCTCCTGTATGAAGCGTTTTACCTTGGACGCCATAGACTGATCGTAATCAGGGACGTATGGAGCAAGATCTTTTGCATCTAGGCGATCTTGACGTATTCCCGTTACAGCTTTGTACTCAGCAACAAGATCATCATCCCCTCCAAAAACAAAATTTTTAATGAAACGGTCTTTTGTTAGATCTATACCTTTTAAAGTCTCAATCCCTGAAAGATCAGCAAGGTACTCAGCAAGAGGGGTTTTTTCATCAGGGTTACCCAAACGTCGAAAATCAAGGTCAGGGTATTTATTTCTTAGGTACTCCCCTAACCGAACATCACCCAGTGAGCTCTTAAAGTTTTTAAGGTAGTCCCCAGCTTCCTCATAGTTCATTCCCCTAGCCATAAGGCTCTGTTCCATAAAATACTCGGGGCCACCACCAAGTTTTTTGGTAATTTCAGATACTTTTAATTTGCCGCCAGGTTCTAAAAAATGCTCAGGCT